GAGTGTAACTGGTACGGGAACGTTCGTTGCGCAACCGCTTATTGTCAGCGTTAAGGCGCTTAATAGTCTCTTTGTAGTCAACATCGGCAACCTCTTTCGCTTTTTCTTGGGTGACTGTGATAGCATCTGATTTTACTTGTACAATCTCACCGACAGATTTTGTTTTCTGAATAAATATTTCATGATCAGATTTTAGCTTGTCAATTCGCAAGCCTTGAACGTACCACGAACCAGTGCCAGCGATTAACGATCCAGCAAGCAATCCGAGCGCAAATTCCTTTACGCCAAGCATAATTTTCTTTCTTCTTCGCGCCGGTTCACTAAGCCTTGAAACACAATGCCTTTTGATTTATTCCATCGCAGAAGCTCATTACATGCCCCTACAGTATCCCCCGCATTTAATTTGCGAACTAGAGTAGAATTACAAAACGCTTGACCGCCCACGTTGTAAGTAAAAGAAACCATGGCCGCTTCTCTACTATCTGTCATTGGCACTTTAACGCAACGAGACACGCTATCATGCGCTTCATAAAGCGAACCTAGCAGCATACCTTTGCATTGTTCCAAAGTCGCCTTATCTCCCATTTTAACGCCTTTAGTCTCGCCAAAACAGATCGTAGGAATTCCAACCGGATCGAGATAGGCATATTGGCGCAATCCTTCAAATCCAGCAACGACAGTTATAGCAATTGCCGCCCATCCTGCTTTTTTCTTAGTCGTCATCGGTCATATTCCTTTGAGAGTAAAACCGCGCAATAATGCCGCCAAGTGCAAACGAACCAGAAAGCCCAGCCATAGCACCGCGAGGAAGCGCATCGGGATAATAAGCAATAAGTATCTCGCCAACAGAACAAATTCCACTGAGTGCCATTAAACGAAGCGACCAAGCGTATTTGGCTGTCTTTTTCCAATTATGAATTAGTCTTGGCTTTTTCATTCGTTGTTTTTAATCAGATGATTTAATCGCTCTTGAATCTCTTTTCGCTCAAGCAATGCATTGCCCGTCTTAACAATCCAATGCACCGCGATAATCAGAGACACCACAATACCAACACCCATCGAAATTACAGTAAGCCAAGACTGTACCTGTGCAATCTCAGACATCTTTCCAGCTGCTGCTGTAGCTGCTGGAATCGAAATAGAAACCTTTGGGTTATTGATCACTGAATCGGCTACTTTGCTCACTATACTTTCGTTGAAGTTCATCGGTGTGTTTCCTTATAAAATGACATATGCATATTAGAATTAACGTGCAAAAGCTTATCGTTCCCATTATTATAAAGGCGATGTCTTCTAACGTCATGTCTAGCGAACAATATCCATAAAATTTGGAAGCCTTCCAATGCTATTTGCATGTCAAAATACGTGTCAGGATCAAACCTTAACATGTAAATTATAAACCCGTAACAGTGCAAAAGTATAAACACAGTTTGAATAATTTGAACATCGCGCACTAATGGCGATGCCCCCATCATTCCGACTAGCCACACGGTTGCAACACCCGCGAAACCTGCTAGAAAGTATTGCAGCGGATATTCGTTAAGCCCACCTGCTGTAATAGTGTAAAGGTAATTGACTAGGAACAATGCAAGAACCATTCCTAGTCGAAACCATATCGAGTTCATTTTTTCTTGCTTGGCGATGGTTTTTTCTTTTCCTGCGAATCAGGACGTTTGCCGCCTTTTTGAGTTACTTGTGTCATGATAAACCCTTTCTAAGTTGTGGTGATTTATTGTAGTCGAAAATACTTCGTAACGATAGGATAAAGTGAGTTTGGATTTATTCTCCAACTGTCAGGAACGCCTATTGCTTCCGCCACCGCTTCCGCGCAACTCCATTTGTGACGGTTATCTCCAACAAAGCCAAAGATAAAATGCAGATTGCCAAGTAAGTCGTAACCTTGCCCCTCGTGACGCTGAAACCATTCACGCGCTTGCGACTCGAATTTATCGCCAATATCGACAATATCCCAACGCGCATCGTCGTAATCAATCTGTTTAAATCTAACCCCGCCATCGACAAACGATGCAGAAGCGCTCATGCCGTCACTAAAAATAAGTTCACAGTGTGAGTATTTGCCCTTCGTTATAAATCTCACGCCTCGGTTGTAAATTCCAGCGAGACCAGGCTTAGTCCCTTTGTAAAACGCTATTTGCATACTATTCCCCTTCGTATGTTTCAGGCCATCCAGTTTGCCAATCGTATGAATCTGGTGTGCTTGATGCGTCTATCGCTGACTTGTGTTCAGCAGCTTTTGCAAATAAAACAGCATCTTGCGCAGCGCCCGCAGCGAAGATTTGCCCTGCTAAAGTCTGTGTCATCGTGATGTAACCATTATCTAGCGTTTTCCATACGGTATTAGCTGGTATTCCTGCGCCCATCATCACCAGTGAAATGTATTGTGTTCGGCTAAGTAAATTAGAGTGATACCAATGAGCGCCTACTTTAAACCCACCATTTTCCACTAGATTATCTCGATACTTTTTTATATCCTCCCATATGCGAGCGCGGATCGAGTCTAAAGGCTCAACATCAGGAGTAGGAGTAGTAAAACTCTCCCCGTCGTATAAGTCGCCAACGTTCGCCGTATCAGACTGCACGCCCCGAGGCGGCATCTCATCAGCGATAATCACATTATCAACCACACCATTTAAAATCGTAACATATCGCATTTTAAGCTCCGTAAGAAATAACTATTTTGCCAGCTCCACCTACACCGCCAGCACCAGAAAGGAAATTATCTAAAGACGCACCACCACCACCGCCGCCCGCCGATGGAAAACCGCCCGCACCGCCCGCACCGCCAGCCCCTGTAGCGTGACTGCCGCCGCCGCCGCCACCGTCGCCGCCGTAGGTGTTTGAGTCCCCGTTGCGCCCTGCACGACCCGCGCCGCCAGTAACAACACCGGCACCGTATGTAAGGGCTATTGTGCTGCCACGCTCTCCACCGTAACCACCGACTGTTTCGGTATTCGAAGTATTTAAGCCTCCACCTGACCCGCCAGAAGCCCCACCAAAAATACTTCCTGCCCCATTGCTGCCAGCTCCGCCATTGTAAATTGACGACGCACCAGCTGACCCGCCCCACTCTGCGTAAAATCCGATAGAAAACGCAGATGATCTCGCGCCACCTGTCCCTATCCCCACAAACCCCGCGCCCGATGATAAAGATGGGTACGATAATTGAGGCGTAGGAAGACCTGCGGTTGGGGTGGAGCTACTCCCATTACTCCCCGCCGAGTCACTACCACCGCCGCTAGCCCCGTAAAAAGTCGTACTACCATTTGGCGCATTTGTCCCAGCGCCGCCACCGCCGCCGAAAGCCGTTACATAAGCGCCAAAAGAACTGTTACCGCCAACATTGCCAGCCACCCCCGCAGTATTATTAGTTGCCACCCCAGCCGCACCAGTTCCACCAGCGCCGACAGTGCAATAAACTTTTTCCCCTTTGAATAATTTTACAGCTTGACGATTATGCGCACCACCAGCCCCGCTACCACCACCGGATCGGTCTTGCCCTGCTGCCCCCCTACAGCCAGAACCACCACCACCACCTCCGCCGAACGCATCTACAGAGTAGACGCTATCCCACGGCGCTGTAAAATATTGACTGCTAGTGAGCGTGATATTGCCGCCAGACAATGGGATAAAATTAAGATTTGTTCCGTCGTTTTGAACGATACCAGATGCATTCGGGTACAGCATCAGCGACCCCATGTTATCAATGCTGCGAGCGCCCGACGCAGCGCACGTAACTGACACCCCGTCAATTGTTGCAACCGTACCGCCTGTTGCAGCTGATGTAAATTTTAATGTCATCGTCGTAGCGTCGGCGATAAACGAAAACGTTTGCCCGCTTGCGTATATGCCTGTCGTGCCAGATTCTTCGGCTAAGATAGTAGTTCCTGCACCCACCACAGAAATTGACTTGTCGCCAGTGCCAGTAAGCGTAGCTGTCGTGCACGTCAAATAGCACACACGCCCTACTGTTAATCCTGTTAAAGCTTGCTCTAAACTAGACGATGCAGCATTGGACGAGCGAGTGACTTGATTTGATGCGTAAGACCAAGATGTACCAAGCGTCCAGCCCGTTGCGTTCCCTGTAAAACTGCCGTTTGTTACGCGCTCAGTATCAGCTACAGCTTCTAGCGTGACTGTACCAGTACCGCTATTTTTTACAAAACAAAACCACCCATCACCAAGATTTGCGCCGGTATCGAATGTTTGCGTGAATGTGCCTGTGCAATCTATCAATTTTCCTACATCAGCATTGCCCAAGATCGTGTTTGAAGTGCGAGTCGATCTCATCAGCTCTGATTTAGTTTTAATCTTCTGCCATTTGCTACTGACACTTGGCACTTCGGCGGTCACGTCGGCGACGTTTTCTAACAGCGCCCAAAAATTCCCCAAATGCGAAACGCTCGCGGGGATTGCGAGCGCCCCCGTTAAAGAACTCCAATAGCCTTTAAATTCGGACATTGAAATTACATCTGTCGAAACCTCAGAAATCCCGCTTAGCTCGCCGACAATTAAATTAATCTGAGGGACTAACTGGGTTTCCTCCCATAAGATCCAAGCGTCGGTTCGGGCGTCGTGAGTAGAACGGTCGGCTCGACTGGGCGCGGTCGGTGGCGTTGTTATTGTGGTCATTTCAATATACCCTTAACGTTGATTTTAAATACACCATGATTATTTGAAACTATATTTTCTGTCACTTCGCCAACTCCCCATGTGCGTAAGCAGTTAAATTCTGATAATTGAGTTCCTATCCACATTGCAGGCTTTGCCATATTGTCTAAAAGTAGCGCGTGAACTCTATTAAAATCCTCTTTTTTCACAACACACGAAATATTCATATCAACCCCCGAACTCAACAGAACAAGCGTTTGCGATCCGTCGATATTTGTCTTGATATATGATTTACTTTTCGGCGTGGCTTCAGCCCCTACCAACGGAGACCCGCCAATTGTTAAAACGTCCCCAACGCCTAAAACTCCAACAGAAACCGTACCACTCCCAGTTATTGATAGGGTTAATTCCATCGTTGAATAAGGTTGCAGTCCGCTCTTTATGTAATCGGTTACGGGCTGGAATGGTGAAAAATACCAATCCCATCTGCTCGATGTAGCAGACCCTTCTAGTGATACCACTTCAGTAAATAAAACATTTCCGCCCGGCGCGTCTTTAACAGTAACAGTCATCTGGTCAGCGTCTAACCCAAATAAACAAAATCCGCTAAAAAACCCGGGTGTCAATGTTATATTTAATGGGCTTGTTACAGTTGTAGCTTGGCTTGTATTATGGTCAAACATTGCATAAGCATTTGTGGCGCCATCATCAGCCCAAAAATCAACGTTTGCCAAGTCCGTTGGGTCTTTGCCTGTACTCGCTTGTAAAGCTCTGTATCGACGATGCGTGACTGTTGAAATAACGTTCCGCGCTCCTGCGGCGTAAGCGGTCGCGATATTCCAAACAGCTTCTACACCAACTTTAGGCTCAGCCGCATTAGAGTTAGTTGGTAACGTAATTGATAGTGTTTTCGGTGCTAACATTTCAGCCATTTTATGCGCTCACTGTCCTAATTATTGTCCCGCCATTAGTTGCATCGTTCATAATGGTTGTAAGTCTCTCGCTTGACCTTCCTTGTTCCACAAGCAAGTCACGAATTTCCGTAAGAAGTAAATCATTTGCTGGCGGTTCTGAAGGTATCAATTGCGCTGGGCGCTCAGTTCTAGATGCTAGCGCCTGTATGTTCGCATTTGCATTCAGAATTGCAGCAGGCAAGCTTAAAACTGCTATCTTTGTTCCTTGCGCCTCTTGCAATGCTAGAGTAGCTATGCTTACTATTTTATCAAAGTAAGCGGTTTGTTGCGACATAGTTTCGCGCGCTATTTTTTCCTGTTCTGCGTAATGAGTCAAATCTGATTTATAAGATTCCTCTGCTGCCACTAGTTGAGCACTTATAGCATCAGCTTGAGACATTGCCTCGCCCGCGACAGAATACGCTTTTGCTGCCGATGATTGCAGAAGTGATTTTGTTTCAAAGAAATTCTGCGCATAATCTGCCCAGCTCGCAAACATATCTTGAGTAGAGCTCGTCGCAAGCTTTATTGTTTCTGCCGATGTATCGCCAGACCTAAGTTTTGCTTGCGCCGCAAATACCGAACCGCCTATATTATTTGGGTTGTCAGCTAACACCATAGATTTTGCAATGCCATCTATTCTATTTGCTTCAGAATAGAGTGTTGAAGCTAAAGATTTTGCCGCTGATAATGATGCACCTAGAATCGCTTTCTGAGTATCGAAAACTGTTGCACTAGCTGATTTTCGCGAGTCTAAAATCGCCAATGTAGATTCTAATACCGACTGTGATACCTTACGCTCCGCGTCAACTGCGTTAATTAAAATTTGCTGCGCTAATTCTGCATTTTTTATCATAGTCTGAGTTAATGCCTTATTTGCCTCAGCGGCAGAAATTTCAGCTTCTCGTTTTTGCTTCACCGCAGATATAGAGTCAAACAGAGCACGATTGGATTCATAAATTTCATTGCGCTGTAAAGCAAGAAGTTCAGTGCTAGTCATCGTGAGCTGGTTATACTCATTCTGTAATGAGACTCTTTGCGATAAAATATCAGATTCCAATTTCGCCGCATCAGCAGCCGCCTTTGCAGCCGATTCAAACTCAGTTAATGCGCCTGTTAATTCGCTAGTGTAATCAGCTACGGCCTTAAATTGTGGAGCAATTGCAATCAGTTCAGCGTACATTTTTGCGCCAGATTCGCTTGCCAAGTCCAAACCTTGAACAAGTGATTTAAATTCCTCAATCGTGTCAACAGATGACTGGCCTAGACGTTTCATTGTGTCAGTTACTAAATCAGCACTAGGTTTTATTTTCTCTGCGTCAGTCAGGAAATTTTCAAAGAAATACTGCGCACCACTGGCAAGCTTTTCAATGCCGCCTGTTAATTCTGATAAGCGTGTCGCTGCACTTGATCCTTCTAAGCTCTTTGCAAATTCATCAAAGCCGACCGAGCGCATAATGAAATTAACGTCAGATAATCCAGTCGCCAATCTTTGCAAAGTAGCAGATGCCGATTCGCCTTCCTTCGCAAACCCAGATAATGCAGGGGCAAGCAAATTAGATAAATCATTCGTCACGCCAGTTAAAATATCGGTCAATATTTTTTGATTTGCTTCAGCGTCTTTCGCCGCATCACCAGTGATCGAGAGATTTACTTTAAAATCCTTGGTGAAGGTATTTAGCGCATCGGTAGATAGCCCTAAAATATTTGCATATCCTTTTGCAGCTTCTTTTATGGAAGTAAAAGCCTCAGTCATTGCCGATGCATCTTGCTTATTAATTGTCTCGCTCCACTTGTCCCCTCGGAACACCCCGCCCTTCTGTTTATAAACATCGCGTGTTGAGCCAGAATATCCGCCATCGCCGAACGAGCCAGATAATTCAGACTGTTGAATTTCAGCAGCTTTATAACCAAATAAGCGATTAACCACGGCACTCCCAGAAAACATGGACGCTGATTTATCGCTGAGCCCAAACCATTTTTGAATAGTTTCTTTCAATGCCCCACCGACCATGCCAGATGCAATACCAAGTTGTTTTGTTTCGTCTGTTGCCTTACCGCCCCATCCCTTGTCGTACAAAGAATTATTCGCAGCCATGCCTGCGAGTACCCAACCAACAATTGGAAGCGCTGCGCCAACACTTTGGCCGGCGCTAATTGCTGTACCAGTTCCAGTCATGCCTGCGCCGTTATATGCCGCTGCTGCGCTCGCCGCTTGAGAGGATGATAAACTCATCCCAGAACCAAATGCAGATACCGTAGAAGAACCTAAAGCATTGCCTAAAGTTACAACACCACCGCCTACCGTGCCAGCCGCGCTAAATCCATCCCACAATGATTTACCCATTGAGTAAATGCTTGAAAGAGAGGATATCCCACTACCTTGCGAACCGAGTCCTTGAGCATTCGCAATTCCGCTTATACCTGAGCCTAAAACGCTAGTTACGACAGCCTGAACTGCCAGCTTCAATACAGTAGTCTTAAATAGGTTTTTAATGCTGTCCCAAAATGATTGAAAGAAGCCTTTGCCCGATTCGAAGCCGCGATACAGCGAATCTGTCAGACCGTTATAAATATCAGTGTAGAATTTTGACCATTCGCCTTGCTGAACTTTTAAAGAAGCTTGAGACTTGGCAATGTTCGCATTTTCCCTAGCAACGTCGCTGCGCTCATCTTTTTGCGCTTGAGTCAGGTTTATATCTTGCTCAATTTTCAGCAGTTCTTTTTTAAGCGCAATCTCGATTTTGTATTGCTCGATTGCGGTATTGCGATCCGTTGCAGACTGCCCCATTAAACTAGCTTCTAGCTGCATTAAGTCGGCATTGTCGTTTAATGACATCCTATATTCTTCTTGCGTCGTAATTAAATCTGAATAAGCTTTATCCTGCTTCGCTATACCCTCAATAATATCAGTAGCAGAAGTTATTTTTGGCTTATAGTTTTCTATCTCTTTTCTTAGCCGTTCATATGATTGTTTCGTAATCTCATTTGATTTAATAATATCTATATTTGTACCTAAAGATAATATTGCTTGCTTTTGTTTTTTTGTTTGAGCATCACTTAAAAGCTCAAGCATTTTAACTCTGAGTCTCTCCGATTCTGTTAATGGCTTCTCATTATTCAATTCAATTTGAGAAAGTCCAACTTTTTCAGAAATTGCTTTACTTAGAGATTTATAAGCACTTTCTTGTTCGGTTAATGATTCAGCATATTTCTTCTCAATCGTTGCAAGAATCTTTTTTCTATCATTTTCTTTTGTGCCAGCAATTTCAAACTGTGCTTCTGCTTTTGCAATTGCAATTTTTTTCTGTTCGGTCTTAGTTAAAGAATCAACTAACATTTTTTCAACTTCAATGCCAGCCAATCGTTTTTTATTTGCTGTATCTTCAGCAGCGGCACTTAAAATAAGCGCTTTTTCTTCAGCAACCAAAGCTTTAATTCGAGCATTAATGCCTAAAAGTTGAGAATCAATGACACCACGGTTGAAATTATCATCTTCAGAAGTTCCAAGCTTTGATCTTTGCGAGTTTAAATTTCTTCTTTCAGCAAGAAGCGGCGTTAATTGCTCAACATTCGACGACACGCGTCCTATGTCTAATATGCTATCAACAACTCCAGCTGCCGCATCCTTTAATCGGTTCCATCCACGCTCCCACCTACCTAGTGTATTCTCTACAGCGTCTTTTTGATCTGTCAAAACTTTTGCATAGCTACTTTGAGCCAATATTGCAGCCTCAGAAGCCTTTCCTTGATCCTCTAAAGCTTTTACTTGCTTATAAACCTCAACTGTCAATCCTTTATAATTTGAGGCTAAGTTTAGTATCACTTCGGACGGAGCTTTCGCTAAATTAGCATACTCCTTAGCAGTATCAGCAACCGCAATCCCCAAAATCTTTTGAGCACCAACAGCAGCTAATGTTGCCTCTTCCAATACGCCACTAGATAATTTCCCAGATGAAATAAGAGTGTTTAATGATTCTGCAATTAATCTTTTTGAGCCCGCATCAGCAGCATTTAATTTTTCTGTTATTTGTATTAATTGATTTGCCGTTGCGCCGGCAGCATTCCCTGTCATAATAATTGACTTTGCAAAATCGCTTGCCTCTTGCGATCCTTTCGCATAACCAACAGCAACAGCAACAGCCGCGCCAGCCAATAAAGTAAATGGATTAATTAAGCCGAGCATGTATTTGCCAAGCGCCCCAGCAGCGTTACCGATGCCGCCAAACATATCTTTTAATTGACCACCTTGTTGCAATAGAACAGTCAAAGGAGCCTGACCACCTTGTAAGCTAGTCACAATATCGGTGAATTGCGCGGGAACATTGCGCATCGCTGCCGCTGTCTGTTTAGCAGATATGCCGACATTGTTTAGGGAATTTACAGCAGCGCCAGACGACTGCGTGAATTTACCTTGCGCAGATTCAACCGCTTTCAATTGCTCAAGATAAGGGCGGAGCGCATCGACTGACACGCCCCGTTGATTTGCTATTGTTTCGTAATACTTGGCAGTCGTGCGACCGCCAGACTCCAGCGCAACAGTAGTGCGCTGGATTGATTGAATAATACTCTTCGACGTGCGGTCAATCTTTTCAGATGCCTTTTCGGAACCTTCGCCGATACCACCAAGACCCTGGCCAGCTTCTTCGCCCGCCTTTTTGACTTTGCGCGACATATCTTGAGCGGCAACGCCCAAGTCTTGCATGCCTTTCTTGGCATCGGATGCATCAACCTCAACACCAACTTTAATATTGCGATCCGTCATCCTATGCCCCTTTATGCTTCGCCATTTCTTCTAATGCCGAGTATTCCATAACTTGAATGTCGAGGAACATTAATTCGCGTTCCTCTTTGCTCAAATTCAACTTGTCAATCATGGCGAACAAGACCAAATAATTCAATCCCGTTCGCCCCTTCATGCCGATATACCACTGCGTTTGCATTCCTGAGAACAGCAACCAAACATTCCAGTTTTCAGGCCATACCTCAATCGGATCAGTTTCATAATCCTCTGCTGTAAAGCCTTCTGCTATCTCGGGTGCTGGTTCATAGAACGCAGCCGCAGCTACTTTAAGTTTCCCAATTTTCCTTCAGTGCATGCCTTGTTATAAGCCGCCATGAGCGCAACAGATGCCGCTGGAAGTTCGTTTGCCAAAGACTGCAAAGAATCGCGGTTCAATACCGCGTCGATACCTTCCCATGCATCCAATGCTTCAAGCAAGTGATCTGCATTTTTATCTTTTGTTTTACTGAACAAAACTTCAAAGTCGATATTGCCATCGCTCACTTGTTCTTCGCCAGCATCAGCAAAAATCTTATTCAAGAACTCGCCAAATTGAGTGCGAGTGCGATATTTGAAAGTGGCTTTTATTTCTCCCGTAGTGCCATCAGGCATAGGAAAATCAACAGGGAATGCAGCGAATGTCTTAGGCGTTTTACCAAGGATAATTTTAGTCATGATATTTTCTCTCGCGGGTTTATTGCCTGTGCTTGGCTTGCGCTCCCCGCGAAAGGAAGACACAAGCCAAGTCAGTGCAAAGTTATGTCACAATGACAAATTAAGAAGCGTAACGCGTCAAACGATTGTTACCGTTAAATGATACATTAACACGATTGATCTGACCATCCTGCATACGAATCGCTTCATTCAAAGCTACTGTACAAGGTTGGAAAATCAATGAACCAGAACGAGTGACCACTTTCAACGATGTATCTGTTTGAACGTCCGTTAAGGTTTTGAGCGCAGTGTAACCAGCAGAACCGATTGCATCAGCATCTAATTCCAATGTGTACGAAGTCGCTGTAAAGCCGTCATTGATTGAGTATTCAACGTCAGATTCAATAAACTTGTACACGACGTTTTTAGGATCGCCACCGGTTGATTGCGGATTCATCACGCTAGTAATTTGCGTGAATGTCGAAATCTTACGAACCGAACCGATACCAGTACCAGCAGGATAGAACGTAGTAGATGACGTGTCAGCGCCCTCCAAAACGAAAGTATCAGTGGCTACTGATTTGATTCGGAAATCGCGACGATTTAAACGACCCCATCCTGATGTCATTTCAACGATATCACCGTTAGAATATCCGTGGCCAGCCGATGTTACGACCGCCTCACTCGCATTCGTCACGATAGTAGTTGTCTTACTTGCTGCAAATGCGGAAGCAATAAAAAACGTGCTTCCGGTTGGTACTTGAGCCATGATATGGTTCCTTTCTATTAAATGCCCACAAAGGCGATTGAACTACAGCTTTAAAG